CATGCTACCTCGTCCAGTAGATCTTCGGACGAGGTCCTGCGCTGTTAAGCCAGAAATTAAGTGCCTAGGATGGTCATTGCTCGCCTTAGACAGCGTAGCTGAGAGACCACCTGGAAGAACGAACTTCGGAGGGAGGTAGGAGACAAGTTCCGCCGCCGACCGAGCAAAGTTACAATTGGCGAGAGATTTCTCCCAAGCCTTGTACCAGCCCTTGATAGTCGACGCGTCTTCTGCTGCTCGTACCTCGAAGTCGCTGCCCTCGGCGTTTCTAAGAGAACGCCACATCCATGGTTCCATTCCAGAGGTGTCGGCTTTCGCACACCGTAGAACCGATATCTCCTCAAGAGATCCCTTCAGGGGTATCTCCCACTTTGCGGCCTCACTCATGCCTCGCTGTACCCAGGCGGGGACCTGTGCTGACATCCCTCGACGTAAAGGACTTTCGCCTGCTTCTATCCGGCCTCGTAGATACGTGGCCAGAAGTCGTTGGCGATACGTCGTCTCCTTCTCGAGCAGATCCGGGTCCCGTAACCACGGAATACCCAGACCCCCGAGACATTCAGGGAGAAACCAGGAAATGCCCTTCGGTGCTTTATTGAGTAGAGGTCGCTGGCGACGCAAAAAGACGCTAATCATCCTTTCTTGCTCCTTCGGGTCGAAACCCTTAATGAAGTGACGCGCTGACGAGCCAAGATCTGACCAGTGTCGATCTTCCCCACCCTTCGCCTTCCGTGCAGAGCACAAGGAGAAGTTATGGTAGGGTATCGACTCAAACTGGTAGTGGCCCTCATCGTCCCGCTCAAGGATGAAGTTCTCCGAATTGATCTGGAGAAACCGTGACGACCAGTAGCACTTTCCGATGGAAGGCTCCATTCCCGCGAGCGCGGCTACGCGCTCCCAGGCTTGCTTCTGTCCAAGGGTATAGGTCATCACACAATCGTCGCCATTGACTAAAAGTGGTAGAGAAGATAGCCGAGCACCATACTTCGTTTCATCGACGAGGTTCCAATCGTCGAGCTCGAACGCCAGCTTGCAGAGAGCGGCGTTGACTACGCAAAGAATCGGAAAGCTTAATGGGGAGCCCATAAGTTGACCGTTCTGTTGATGCTTCACTTGACCTTTCATCTCACCTAGCTGGTAATGGATCTTATGACCAACTAGAGCCTTAGAGCCGACCCGCCTCACCCACGATGGGACTCGAAGCAGCGTACAGATCTCATCGAAGGCCGTCCGTGAAAGGAACGACCTAAGATTATCCGTCGCCGCTGAGTAATCTCCTGAAAGGAATGAGGTAGGTCGCCAATCGGACTTATTTCCAAGCAGCGTTTGAGAAAGAATCTCCGCTGTCACTGGTGTGCCGATAAGCTGAAATGTGGGATGGTTCTTCAGTGTCCTCCACAAGAACTTCTGAAGTGGCATCATGCTGTAGTACTCGAGGCTAGGACCTGCGGTCACGGCCCGGACTTTAAGGGGCTCCAAAATGAAGCTAGGCTTGCAGTCGAAACTGCGCTTCCGCTTCCAGAACTCCGACGGTAAGACCTCGATGACGTTGCCCCGACGCACGATCACCCCACAATGTGGGTGGTAGTGCATCGAGACGAGTTCATCGTCTATAACCATCGGAAGGAGCTCCTGTATAATCTGGGCCGCGCCCGAGTGCCTCCGAGACGAGTCGAAGTGTCCCGAGATGCTCGGAAACGCGGAGCCCTCCCGAAATTCGCGTTTCGAGAAGACTTGTCGGCAGACCTCACGAACCGACTGAGCGAGTCGAGAGTCGTCTACCTCTGGAATTGTCATCTGACTAAGAGAGAGCGCCTGTTCATAACGTGCAACTGCCTTTTCGTAGCGGACCCACTCATCCTTTGTAGCAAAGGGGAGGGGCTCGCACTCTAAGGACCAAGATCTAAGGTCCTCAAGGTACTGCTCGTCATAATGGGCGCCGTGCTCTAGCCAGGAATATTGTCGGATGCCCTTAGTGCTTGTGAGACCGACAGAGTGCTTCTCCTGCGTCTTTAACACCATCTCCTCTGTAGGACAGGGAGAACCCTTCTTCATGTTCGCGATTGTACTTGCGACCATAAGTGCCGCCCGGCGCTGCGCCCGCGAAGCCTTCGTGCTCGCGTGCACAGTACCAGGTGCGCATTGGTCCAGGTTATTTCGTGAACGTGACAAGAGCGACCTGTAAAACCGGGAAACCGTGGAAGCTCCGAACGCAAGTCTAAAAACCTTGTCGACGGGGCGTCCCTGTAGGTCTCCTGGAAAAGGCGGGAACTCTTGATGGGTGATGTAGGAGAAGCTTGAGGCGTAGAACCACTTCATAAACGCCTCAATAGTGCAGCGTGAGGCCAGGCTGCACCAAATCTCTGAAGTCCGGACTACCACGGACTGATCAACTGGCCTCATTGTGAACGCGTCCTCAAGGTTTCTACAAAACCATTCGGCGTGTTCGAGAAAAAGGTCACGGGGGGGCTTCGGCACTTTCGTGTTGGCTT